GGTAGAGGACAAGATAAGCACGCAAGAGTAAATGCTTGTGCTCCTACTTTTGAATCGGGACAAGTCTATTATCCTGAAGATGAGCACTATGCACTTGAAGTTATTGAGGAATGTGCTGCGTTTCCGCATGGAGAATATGATGATTATGTGGACAGCACTACACAGGCTGTGTTAAGATATCGACAAGGTTATTTCGTTTCAACTTATTCTGACGAGGATGAGATGAAGAAGAGACGAGATAAAAAATATATATATTATTAAAAGGAGAACCCAATGGGAAAACTAAGCAAAAAACTAAAGAAAGCCGCTATGGCCGGAATAGCTCTTTACGGTGCATCAAAATTGATGTCTGCTAAAGGCAAAGGTGTAAGCGATACTTACGCTAAAGCAAAAAAGGCAATGACAACTGACAGAGCCTACGGCAAGCCTGGAAACATTTCAAAAAGTATGGGAGCAGGTAATAAGATTAATGTAAGAACTTTACCAGAATCTTCATTAAAGAAATACTCTTTAAGAAAAGATGGAACTAAAGGTACAAGAAATATGAAAAGTATTTTTGTACAAGATGACGGTTCTATCATTCAAGGTAATAAACAATACATGAACAAAGATGCTTTTAAAAACAGAAATAAAAATAAGCCAGGTGGATTAAAAGACTTTGCAAACAAATTTATTCTTGGTAGAAAGACACAACTAAATAAAGGTGGTATGACACAAGGATACAATGCAAGACTTGATGAATCATTAGGTGCTAGAAATGGTGCTAAGTCTCAAAGTTTAAAAGCAAGAAGAGATGAATCAAAAGGTATGGAGAAAGCTATGGGTAAAGGAGCTTACTCTGGAGCATCAACAATGGCCAAAAAAGGAAAGATGATCAAAGCTCGAGGTGGAGTAATGGTCAAAACAAAATTGAACGGAAATTTATATACTGAGACGTTCTAATGGCTGAGATTGAAAAAGCAATAGTTGAGGAGTCTACTCCAACAGAGACTGAAGAAGTAACTGTTGAGATAGATGAAGGTAAAGATGAAACTTCTTTTGAAGAAGTTATAGAAACATCTGAAAATTTCTTTGCTAATTTAGCAGAGAATATGGATGAAAGAACTTTATCTAGAATGGCTTCTCAACTTATTGAAGAATTCAAAAGAGATAAAGTATCTAGAAAAGATTGGGAGACTGCTTATTCTCAATCACTAGATCTATTAGGTTTTAAATACATGGATGCAACAAGACCTTTTAGAGGCGCATCTACAGTTACACATCCTTTGCTTGCCGAAGGTGTAACTCAGTTTCAAGCGCAAGCATATAAAGAATTATTACCAGCTTCTGGTCCAGTAAGATGTAAAGTCTTAGGAGTAGAAGATGAAGCAACTACTAACCAAGCTTCACGGGTCCAGGACTACATGAACTATATGTTAATGGATCAAATGGAAGAGTATGTTCCAGAATTTGATAATATGTTGTTTTACTTAGCATTAGCTGGATCAGCATTTAAAAAAGTTTACTATGATGAAATTATGGAAAGAGCTGTATCAAAATTTATACCAGCTGAAAATATTGTTGTACCATATTACACAAGTGACTTAACAGAATGTGAAAGAGTAACTCATGTAATGCAAATAAGTGAAAATGAAGTTTTAAAAAAACAAGCTGCAGGTTTTTACAGAGATGTAGAACTAAAAGCGGTGCAACCAGATAGAAGTCAATTACAAAAAAAATATGAAGAGATAGAAGGTGTAACACCAACTGGAGATTATCAACACTCGTATCAAATTTTAGAAATGCATGTTGATTTAAACTTAGAAGATTTTGAAGTAGAGAAACCAGAGAAATCAGTTAAGGTTCCATATATAGTTACAATCGATGAAGGCTCTCAAGAAATTTTATCTATCTATAGAAATTATGAACCTGCTGATCCTGTCAAAAAAAGAAAAGATTATTTTGTTCATTTTAAATTTTTACCTGGTCTAGGTTTTTATGGCTTAGGTTTAACACATATGATTGGTGGTTTATCTAAATCAGCTACTCAAACTTTAAGACAATTAATTGATGCTGGTACTCTAGCTAATTTACCTGCTGGTTTTAAATCAAGGGGTATAAGAATTAGAGATGACGAGCAACCATATCAACCTGGTGAGTTTAGAGATGTTGATGCCCCTGGTGGAAACATCAAGGACCAATTTCAAATTCTCCCTTTTAAAGAGCCGTCAGCTACATTATACCAACTACTTGGTTTCGTAGTCAATGCAGGACAAAAGTTTGCTGCAATAACTAATTTTGATACTGGAAACGACTCACAAAACAGAGCCGTGGGTACTACTGTTGCAATGCTGGAACGTGGTTCTAGAGTCATGAGTGCTATTCATAAGAGATGTTACAACTCTATGAAAAAAGAATTCAGATTACTTTCAAAAGTATTTCAAATTTATTTACCACCAATGTATCCTTATGCAGTTTATGGTGCAGATAGAATTATTAAATCACAAGATTTCGATGACCGTGTAGATGTATTACCGGTAGCTGATCCTAATATTCATTCACTTGCTCAAAGAGTAACTTTAGCAAATGAAAATTTAAAGATAGCTATGTCAAATCCTTTGATGCATAACATCAGAGAAGCTTACAGAAGAGTTTACGAAGCATTAGGTACGGATGATATAGATCAATTATTGATTCCAGAACCACGACCCACGCCTAAAGATCCTGCCATAGAAAATATGGAAGCAATGAGTTTTAAACCATTAAGAGCTTTCCCTACTCAAGATCACTTAGCTCACATAGCAGCTCATAGAGCTTTTATGTCAACGAGAATGGTACAGATTAATCCACAAGTTTATCAAGCTTTACAAGCTCATATATCTGAGCATGTATCTTTACAAGCTCAAGGAGAAGTAGGTGATGTAATTTCTCAAGATCCAATGATGCAACAGCAAATGCAAACAGATCCACAAGGAGCTGAAATTAAAATGCAGGCGATGATAGCTGCAAGAATTGCAGAATTGACTATGGAACTTGCGCAGTCTGAACAAATGAGTAATCAACAAGATCCGATCGTAGCATTAAAACAAAGAGAGTTAGATATTAAAGCTATGGATCTACAGAGAAAATCAGAACAAGATATGATCTCTAATGATATTAGAGAAGATGAGATTGCTGAAAGAATGGACATTGAAAAAATGAAAGTAGAAAACAATGAAGATCAAGCAGCTGAAAGAATTAGAGTACAAGAAACTAAATTAAAACAAAATAGAGATATTGCAGAAGCAAGACTTGAAGTTGAAAGAATGAGAAGAACTGCAGAAGATCGTAGAACAAAAGAACAGGGTAAGAAAAAATAATGCCATTTAAATCTGAAAAACAAAGAAGATATATGTATGCTAACGAACCTGAGATAGCAAAGAAGTGGTCTAAGAAATATGGTAATAAAATTATTAAGAAAAGATATGGTGGAGATACCATGGGAGGACCTAATGATAAAAGTAAAAACTCAAGTAATAAGGGTTCTGATCATACGCATACAAGATTTGATGTTGGCTCTGGATACTATGGAGAAAAAGTAACAACAAGTGGTGGTAAGGGTGATACTAAAATAAATAAACCACCTGCAACGACTCCCAAAGATCCAAGACCTCATTACAAACCAATTAATATTCCAGTTATAGGTCCAGCTACTTATGTTGCAAATAAAGCTTTAAATTATTTAGGTGTTAAAGCTTATGATTATAATAAAAGTAAGAGAGATAAGTTTGCAAAGGATAAAGGACTAACTAGAGAATTTTATGCGACCCAAGGAAAAACTTTAGATGTAATGGATCCTAAGAATAAAGATTTTATGAAAGATGCTGGTTATGGTCCGTTCCAAGATAAAAAAGAAAACAAAGGTGGGGATGGCCCACAACAATTATGTCCTGATGGAACTAAGCCGCCTTGTGTTGTTAAATCTCAAGGAACAGCAGCTCCAATGGTAGAAACAAAAAAAGCAAAATTTTTAGAAGGTTTTAAAGCTTACAATAAAGGTGGAGGAGTGCCTTATGGTCCACCACCATTAAGAGGCCCTAACCCACAAGTACCACCGGTCAAGTTAAGAAAAGGTAAGTTAACTAAAACTTACAAGATGTCTTGTCCACATAGACCAGATGGTATTAGAGGTGTAGGTAAAGCAATTCGTGGACACAAATTTATAGGAGTAAGATAATGTGGTTATCAGCAATCAAACTTGCAGTATCTGCAGGAAGTAAAATTTACGCTAACAAGCAAAGAACTAAGATGGCTATGTCAGATGCACAATTAATGCATGCTGAAAAGATGGCCCGAGGGGACGAAGCTTACCAGGGAAAATTGCTAGAAGCTAGACAATCAGATTGGAAGGACGAGGCAGTTTTGATAATTCTCTCGTTGCCCGTACTGGTGCTGGCCTGGGCAGTGATATCGGACGATCCAACTGCTATGGACAAGGTAAAATTATTTTTCGATATGTTCTCGCAGCTCCCGTCATGGTTCACAAATTTGTGGATCTTGGTCGTGGCTTCGATATATGGTATAAAGGGTACACAGATCTTTAGGAACGGAGGAAAAAAATGACAAAACTTTGTGCAAGAGGTAAGGCAGCAGCGAAGAGAAAATTCAAGGTATATCCTTCAGCATATGCTAACGCCTATGCTAGCAAAATTTGTGCAGGTAAAGCAAAAGATCCTTCAGGTTTAAAAAGAAAAGATTGGGGACCTAAGAAAGCTAAGCATGGTGCTTTCGTAGAAAAATTACAACCGTATGATGGAAGTTACATTAAAGGTAATTTAGCCGGTCATG